GGATCTTGTCCACGAGGTCCGTCTTGCGCAGGTCGCCGTCGACGTCGATCATGATCGTCGCCGCGTAGAGGTCGTCGTCGTGGAGGATCGAGCGGATACCCGCTCCGTCCGTGGCGCCCTTCGGGTCGCGGACCTTGTCCTCGTCGTCGACGTCACGCCCGTCCCCGATGAGGATGGCGCGCGCGAGCTCCTCGTCCAGCATGAGGCGCATCTCGGCCTTGAGCCAGAGCACGACGTCGAAGTCCGTGATGTCGATGATGTCGTCACGGTCGAGGCGCTGCTTCTTGTAGACCGTCGAAGGCGTCGTGACACGCTTCATCAGGCCGAAGAACTCCTCCTTCTTCAGCGTGCCCTTGATGTAGCCCTTGGCCCTCGCCTCGGCGTGGGTGATGTCCGCGGTGATCGACTTGATCCGCGAGAAGGGCGACTTGCGCACGCCGCCGAGGACCTCGGAGACCCACTCGGTCCGACGCTTGTCGAACTCGGGCGTGTCGGTGATGGTCCGGGCATCCGGGAACAGCGTGTCGATGCTCTCGATGCCATGCTTGAAGGCGTAGTCCTCCACCGCCTCCTTGAGGGAGCCGCGCTTGACGGCGTCCGCGGCGATCCCGCGCATCGCGTCGTGCGAGAGCACGGTCCGCGGCGTTGCGCGGTTCTCCTTGTCCTGCTCGAACACGTTGCGTCCGCTCATCTCGTTCTCGTCCTTGTCCTCGTGGGTGATGTCCTCCTCGTCGGAGGCGCCGGGCTCGGTCTCGGTGCTGCTCTCGGTGGTTGCGTTGGCCTCCAGAGCTGCGCCCACCATGTAGTGGACGACCTCCTGCTGCTCTGCAGACATCGACTCGTAGACGTCCTGGACGGTCTCGTCGTCATCCGACTCCGTCTCGGTCTCCGTCTCGGTCTCCGTCTCCGTCTCGGCGCCAGGGGCGTCGGCGTGCTCGAGGTCGAGCCCGGTGTAGATGATCGCCTCGTCGGCGATGATGTCGACTTCGCCGTTGGTGTGGGCGATCTCGATGTTGTCGATCAGGGCGCCAGGATTGGCCCCCGCGAGGACCAGCGAGAGCTCGCGGATGATGCCGTGCGAGACCTGCTTGGCCTTCTCGATGAGCGAGTTGGCGAAGATCGAGAGCGCGTTGATGTCCTCGTGCTCCACGAGAACCTTCGCGTTCTTGGCCTGCGCCGTCTCGTTGAAGTACCCGTAGCAGTACGTGCCTTGGGCACGATGCTCCAGGATGGCATGACCCAGCACGTTCTCGGGCGAGTTGTGCCCGTGCTGCCAGACCAGCGGGACGCGGTCGCCGTCCTGGTGCTCGAAAGCACCGTTCAGGATCGTGCGCCCGTCCGTGCACTTCAGACCGTACTTCGTGGCCCAGCCACTGAAGTCAGGCTTCACCGCCGCAGCGGCCGAGTGCATCAGGCTGTTCTCCGGCGAAGAGTCACCGAAGTCCAGTCCTCGGGACTTTGCTCCCATTTTGACTGTTCCTTTCGTCTTTTGGTCTTCGGCGCTCTTAGAGCGCAGCTAGCTTCTGTTTGGCGACGGCGATCTGTCCCTTCACCTTGGTGGCCAGAGCCTTGAGGTCAGAGACCGAAGCCTTCTTCGATCCTGCCTGCTTGTCTGTGGAACTACCGCCGCCAGACTTGGCGTCTTTCGCCTCGCTCTTCAGCTTCTGCTGGTTCTTGTCGCGATACTTCTCAGATTCGCGAGCAGCTTCAGCCTTTTCCGCCGCGGACTTCGGCTTGTCTGCTTCCTTAGCCGCGCGTTCTGCCTTGGCCTTCCCCTTACGGTCCTCGCTGGCCTCCTTTGTTTCCATCTCTCGAATCTTGGCTTCGAGCTTCTGCAGTTTTCTGGAGAGAGATTGGATACGGGCGGCGAGTTCCTTGCGCTGCTTGGCCCTCGCATCCTTGGAGATCTGACCCATGGTCTTGCCAATACGAGGATCAACCGAAGACCCCCTTCGCCGACCTTTCAACTTCTTGGTCCGCTCGTAGTACTCGTGGGCCTTGACCGGATCGTAGTTCGACACCAGCGATCCTATGTGCTGGAGTTCCAACTCGGTGGGCGCCTGCATTACCCACCCGCCAGTGCGGCGTCGATCTCGGCTTCTGACTCGGCCAACCCTTCGGTCAGCTGGGCCACAGCGGGATCTTCTTCTTCGACTACTGTGGCATCGGTGATGTCCACTCCAGTATCACCTTGCGGCATGTTGGAGTTGATCAGCGCGTCAGCCTTGGGCTCAGGACGAGGCTTCATGCCAATGCCTTGTCGAACCTCGTTAGACGAGACGATCTCGTTACGAGTGAACTTGTCAGCGATGTCGGCGATACCGCCTTCACCACCCATCGGGACGAACTTGAACGGGTCCCTGAAGTACATGATCGACTGTCCCTGCGTACGCGCCGTCTTGGTGAGGAAGGTACGGATCATCGCCTCGATGATCGAATCGAGGATCGGCTCGATCGTGCGCGCGTAATAGTTCAGCATGACCTTCTCGTCAGCTGTCCCGTTCATGACCTCGGGAGTGAGGCCCAACTCGCCGTAGAGCTGAGTCTTGAGCTCCTGGATCTGCGGCAGCAGGTTGTTCTCCACTGCTCGATTCAGTTGAACGACCTTCTCGGTACCGTCGGTATAAGCGATGCCATACTTGCTCCCCGACAGCTGGAACTCGATGTCCTTACGTCGTTGTTCTGCCTGCGTACGACGTGCTTCCGACTTGATCACGTACGGAAGCTGGATGATCAGATCAAGCTTACCCGAGGACGCCTTCTCGTCCGACTCATCCAGCAAGTTGAGCTTGCGAATAAGGCGTTGGAGCGTCGAATTCGGTTCGTTCATCACCGAATATAGCGGGTTCTCGATGATCGCCACCATCTTCTTGGGCAGCGTGATCTCCTGACGCATACCAGTGGCTTCGTTGTAAAGCGAGACACGCACATGTTTCGGGAACCACGACGTGATCCGACCCACTCGCAGCGTCTGAATATCGAAACCGCCCGACTCCTCTGGCGAGATCGAAGTATCCACCGGAACGATGGCCGCAGTACCTTCGTCCAGAATGGTCATGACAATGTCTTGCCGGAAAGCTCGACCAGCCTGATCGATGTTGGCCTCGAGGGTCAGACAGCTATCAAGCCCACTGTTGATGTCCTCAAGATACCGGCCGGTGTCGTCCGTACGAACATGCCGCATCGGTACGGCCGCCACGTCGATTCCAATCCGGGTGTAGATCGAGGAGATGATCGATCGCTCGTTCGAATACCGCGGACGCATTCGATCAGGGCGTCCGCCGAAATATGAGCCACCGCCACCGGTGACTTCGATCGGTCGGTTCCTGGCGCTGTCACTGTCGACAAACGCATTCCAGGCGTGCCGTATCCGATCTCCGAACTTTGCCATACATCACCTCCTTTCTCATCGTGGCCAGATCTGTCCGACGTTTGGTTCGAGATAACCACTCTCGGGAAAAAGAGCTCCGGTAATCGTGTAAGGAGACATGATCCTGTCGAACGCCATCTCCTCTTCCACGTCGACCAGAAAGGCACCGACAATGGGAGGAGTGGGGAATCGATTCGTGTAGTTGGCCGAGGTCATCTTGGACACAGCCCCCATAACGAACGGCGTGATCAGATTCCCATAGGCTGCAGGTTCGAGCTTCTTGAGCACCCCCTGTATGAAAGGGGCCTTCAAGGGCGTGCCCTGAACAGCCATCAGGAGGAAGCCACCCCGGTGTCCCAGACGCGCCCGTCGGTGGGCAGATATGGGACCCACAGCTTCCCGTCCATGGCGTAGGCATCCCCGAACGCGAAACCGACCGGAGCCTGGGCCTGGGTGCCTCGCATTCTCTTCTGCTTTCCGAGCGCCCTCCCACACTGGGCGATCTGATCCATCGCCCCTGAGATATAGATGACCATTCCGATCTCAGCCATCGGACGCTGGTTGTTCTGCAGCTTGTCGTTGTAGCGGAGCTCCCCGGCGAATCCGAGCAGCGGACCGTAGGTACCAACCGAGCTCGCGCCTCCCCCCTCGACATGAAGAGCGTAGTTCTGGAAATTGGCTCCTGCCACCGCCGGATTCCTGGTGAGCGCGCCTGAGCTGTCGCCGGATCCGACTATGCCGATCGGCATAGAGATTGCCAGCTCAGTCAGCTGCGTATAGGCGTTGATATGGACGAACCCGTTCGACGGACCGTTGAACGCCACGGTGAACCCGTCGTCAGCGGCGATGATCCACCACTTCGTCGAGGTACCGCTGGGAACCCAGTTCAAAGCCTTGGGGTGAGCCCCCGTAGTCGTCCACACCGTCGTACCCAGAGTCATGGTGGCCGGATTGCGACCCTCGGAGTCGAAATTGATTGCACCCGAGTTCTGAGCGAAGAACGACAGAGTGTGCGAGCCTGAATTGTAGCCCTCACCGATAACGAATCGGAGCTCGCCGTTGGAAAGCGTACGTCCGATGACGACGAAGAAATCAGCAGGTAGTCCGGACGAAGCAGCGAGGCACTTGAACACGTACCAGCGCACAGCACCGCCGCCAGGAGTGAACTCCTCGACGAGTTCCCACGCCGCATGGGCAACGACATCGTCGCGGATCTTCTCGACCATCGCTTGGCCGACCGAGCCCGCATCCGGCTGATTGATGGTTCCGGTGGTGTAAATCAGTGCCATGTCACTCCGTCCTGAAGTAGTAGTAGGTGACCACGACAGCGCCGTTCACGGAGTCCATGTTTGTCACAGTGGAATAGAACACCGAGTTGAACGCGTCCACGGAGGTCATGTCCACTGCCGGGCTGAGGATCAGTTCAGGAACCGTCGAAGTTGTGACCACTTCGAGAAGTCGACCGTGGTTCCCATAAGGCTTGACTCCAGCCTGACGACCGATGTCAAGTTGGCGTTGCTCCGCCGTGGGATATAGACGCACGCGCGCGGGGCGATTGGTCTTGATCTTGTACAGCCGAACGGAGGGATACATCTCCAGGGAATCGGTCTCGATTTCATTCGGGATCAACAACCCGGTTGTTTCTTCTTGTTCGTGTCGAGCGTACCCTCCTCCAAGCATGAGCGGCTCGCCGAGTTCGTTGAACAACTGCAACTTCTCGGGAAGCGTGTTCGGATCCAACGGATCTCCTGTGACCAGGAGCATCTGACGAACCTTCTGCGAGGTAACTCGCGTCAAGATATGCCTCCTAGTCGTCGAATCGGAGAGTGTTCGAGAATTTCCTCCGGCGTCCCGGGTTTTGTCTGACGATCGACCTCGACCTCGATCGGTTCAGCTACTTGAACCGCTTTGAGCGCCTCCTCAGGGGAGGCAAAATCCTGGGTTTCCCCCAGTTTCACGTATGCCTCCTCGGAATATGGTTAGAGCTTGGCTATACCGACGTGACAGCTGAACGATGTCACATCGTCGGTATTCGTCTCACCTCTGAGCTGGAAACGTCCATCCATCGGCATCGAAGCGATTCCCGCTTGTCGCTGCTGGCTGTACGTCCACATCTGGCCTGTTCCAGTGCCTGTACTGGTGTGGTCGTCGCTGAAATGGACGTTGAGCGGGTAAGACGTCACCTCTATTCCCTCGTCCAGAGGATCCGGGTAGAGAGCCATGAGATTGACACTCGCGTATCCCGATGCGGGAACTTCTCCGAATTCCCATTGCGGATACAGAGTCACCATGTACGCGCCCGCGGGCACGTAGAGATTCGGATCGTCAGGCTCCTCGAGTCCTTCGATGTAATCGATCTGAGCTCCGCTGAACGGAAGATTGAAAGGTGCTCCCGCTGGCAAAGCACTTGGATCCCCACCAGGAGGTCCGAATTGGCCGATGAAAATCGTCGATCCGACACTCTCTCCATCATCTCCACCAGCAGCCAGATCGAGAGGATTACCGTCAGGGCCGAAGATCTTCACCCTGACTTCTTCGCGCTCGCCCACATTGCGCTGTTTGAAGATATGGGCGTCGAACGTGTTGGCCATGCAGTTCTCCTCTGTGATCAGTTGGCTCGGACGAATCCTCGCGGACCCGTCGCATTCGGAACCAGGGATCCCGAAGAGATCGTCGGAGCGTTCGTCGGGAACGCCGAATATCCGGTTGCGTACAGAGCCGCGCGTTGCCCTCTTTCCGGATTTGCGTCCGGTCCCGGAATAAGAGGATCGACTCCTGACGACCCGTCTACGGACGGGCGCGTTGCCGGAGCTGCCGTGTACAGCGCAGCAAACCAGAGCAACGTGTCGATCGTCGTGTAGTTGATCGTCGCTCGAACAAACGCAGTAACCGTACCCGGCACCGTATCACCATCGGCCACCAGGGAACCCGGGGTCCCGTCCGAATCGGAATATAGACCGAGACGAATCAGAGAACCGGATTGTCCCGGACTGGAAATGTTGATTCCGAGACGATCGAGGAGCATGCCGCTCTTCACGGGCATCGGAAGGAACCAGAGAATATCGTTGGCGAACGGTTGGAACCCAGGTGAAAGCGCGGGGGCATTGGTCGGATACCAGAGACCGCTCTTCATCCTGCGAAGAGTTCCGGGAGGACCAGTAAGCCCGGTATCACCCTTCGGGCCCGTGGGACCCTGAATACCCGCAGGACCCACATTGCCGGTATCACCCTTATCGCCCTTCACTCCCTGAGTACCCGTAGCACCCGTAGCCCCCGTCGGACCCGCACCGCCGGTATTTCCCGTATCACCCTTTGCCCCAGGAGGTCCTTGCACTCCCTGAGATCCCGTGTCACCCTTCGGACCCGGAGAACCAGTGGAACCTTGCCCCCCCTGAGCACCCTGAGCCCCCTGCGGACCCATCGGACCCGGAGGTCCTTGTGGCCCTTGCGGCCCCTGCTCGCCTCCCACCAGGTTGAGCGGGTTGCCGTATTGGTCGTACAACACCAGGCGCATGTACTCCTGGCCTTCGGACTCCAGTAGTGCTTTGGGCCCAGTAAGAATAAGGGCCTTGGTGATTCCGGCGGGCATTACTAAAAACCTCCTTTCCTAAAATGTCACCAAGACATCTGCACCGTTTGCTGGTTCGGTACCAACTGGTGACCCCGAATCGGTGGAAACCGGGATAACCCAGTTATTTCCGTTGACAATCGCCGGACCAGTGGCGACATAGCGATGAAAGCTTGAGGCATCCGCTTTGGTCTGAAGGTAAACGTAGTCACCGGCCTTCAGCTCCTGGATAAAGAATGACCAGTCAATTCCGTTC